ACTAATTCACCTTGATTAATAGCAATATCTAATTGATTAAAGTTAATCTCTTGACCATCTTCAATCCTAGTATCTTGCCATGTAAACTTACTAGCAATATTTCCATCATTATCAATAGATTTAGCTCTATCTCTAACTTTAGTTTTAGCCTCATTCCAATTTGAGAATACCGCTGCTTTTTCTCTATCTTCTTCTGTAAATTTAAGTTGTGCAACCTCAGCGGCTTTACCAGAAGTTGATAAGTATCTATATTGTACAACAAACTGTACAACGTTTTGATCTAAAGTATCTGCAACCTGTTTTGGTGCAGGTACAGACCAGAATCCTCTAATTCTATATTTAGGAGAAATCTTAGCTACATTAGATGAAGAAGATAATGCCTGAATTTGTGTTACAATCGAGTTGTATAATTTAGCCTCAGAAGTTCTCTCTTCGATCAGCGAGTTTAACTCAGATTTATCTTTATCTTTTTGTACTTGAGATGCGTATTTTTTAGTTGCAATTTCAGTTCTCTTCTTAGAAATAGTATCATCTAATTTCTTAACAGCCTCTTCAACTGTAGCTTTATCAGCAGATAATTTTTTAATCTTATCAGCAGAATCATTTTCAGTTAAGTGTTTATTAATCTGAACTACTTTAAAATTATCAGCTACTAGAGTTGGAGCATTAGGAGTTACACCTACCGTCGCCGGAGGAATATTATCTTCTTTAATAGACGTAATAAGTCTACCAAAGTCAGCTACATTCTCTTTGTAATAATCAGCTAATAAAATAATTGAACCATCTTCTTGAAGAATTTCTAAATCATTTGAATAGAATCCAGCACCAGGTGACCAGCTTTCAGCTAATATCTTAGATTCCGGATCTACTGCTTTTACAAACATTAAGATTCTCTCATCAAATCCAACAGGCACTTCAATTGATAAATTATTATCTTCTACCTTGTAAATAGATAAACCACCTGCACCAATCTTAATAGCTTCATAGCCCTCTAGCAATTCTAATTCAACCTGACGCGTTGAAGCATCAAGCTTATTAATCTTATATCTTGTGTTTTTAGAACCACCAGTGACCATCAATTGATCTCCTACGCGTAGTAATTCAGTCTCATCCAGGTCTTTAGTATTATCTGAATATGTTAGGCTATCTAAAGTATAAAGTTTAATAGACTGTTTAACCGTTACCCCATTCTCAACAACTTCTCTTTTAGAGTTAGAAATTGATAAGACATCAAATCTACCAGTATATTGTGTAGTTCTATATGGCATATCTCTTAACTCTTCGTCAAGTGTATATGCAATGTTGTTATTGACAATATCTCTAATCGCAGTTAGATAGTCAATACTATCCTGGTTTCTATAATTTTCATTAAAGAAATCTACTGCAACTTGATTTGTACCATCAAATAAAATTCTTTTTACTAAGACTCTTTCTGTATCGTTTGGAATCTGCCCACTTACATCAATTGATGTGGTTAACATTGGGTTTAAGAAATCCTCTGCAAAATAGTTAGGCTTAGACTCAAACGCAGTTGGTCTTGATAAAGTAGTAATATCGTTTGCAGGAGTCTTTAGCGAAGTAGTAACTATATTTTGAAAAGTACCATCGGCTAATTTAACCTTAGTTGTACCTTTACTTAGACCTGCTAATGCTTTTAGATTATTATCTAATCTCTCAAGCTCTTTTTTCATATAACCAAAGCCAGGAACTGATACTATTTTAGTACCCTCGTCAGTTAGTATCTCTAACGGGATGTCCTTAGCATTTGTAGTTACTGCTTCATTAATACGCTCAAAAGTCTTTAGAGAATTAGTATTAATCTCTAGCAGCTTCTTCAAAGAATTGGATATAGAGTTGTTAGTGTTCATATTATCTTAAAATATCTACTTCAAATACAAAGTTAACTGGATCTGTACATACCAGTTCAATGTATGGTTTATTCGTTAGTAATTGCGATGGGTCAATATCTACAATATTTTGCCAACCGCCTGATTTGTTTGTCCAAACTTTAATATTGTTACCATCTACATCAATAGCATCAAATGCAATTTTAAAAGATTGTCCTTTCGTCCAACCTGTTACTGAATCATCAACATATATATTTAGGTTCCCATTTAGTGGATCGGCACTTAATTTATTCTTTAAGCTTAATCTATTACTATAAGAATTTAATTTAGTCCAAACACCATTAATATTAGAGTTTGAGTTATCAAATAGATTAGTACCTCCTAATACGCTACCGCTTACCACACTAGATGCAATATCCCATTGGAATACATCGTTGACTACATAGCCTTCAACAGAGTTATTAACCTTAATTTTACCAGCAATTGATTTATCAACATTAGTACCTTTACCTGCAAAGATTACATCTGTATTATACTGTAACTCTACTGGAATTGTACCATCAATTAGCTGATTAATTTTTGTATGTGCATTATTAATTAGGCTTAATAGTGCATTTGAATCTTGTAGTTGTAGAGACGATGCTGTAAAGTCATCCTCTAACTCTTTAATTCTACCCTCAAGTGTAGCAGCTTGTGCTGTGCCTAGGATAACATTCTCTAAAGAGTCTAATCTTTCTACAATTTTACTATATCTATTATTAGCTTGTAATAGTAGATCGGTTGCATTCTCTAACGCAGTAGTTGTGTCCATAAATAGATCCATTGAGAAAGTAGTAAAGTCATTTACACTTGTCTCAACACCTACATTATCTAGCGATGAATTAAATTTAAGATTTAATTTTAAAGAGTATGCGTTACCATTTAAACCAGTAACTTCATTTGGCTTAAACTTAATTTGTTCATGGATTTTAGATCCAGGACCATAAGCATCTGTAATATCATCTAAGATTAAGATACCGTATAGGTTTGTTGCTCTATTCGCAGGAATAGAAGAACTATATAAATCGTAATAAACTAAAACAGCATTAAATCTAAACTGTTGTCCAGTTTTTGCGTAATCTAATAGTGATTCAACATCTGGATTATTTTGAATTGGCTCATAAGAAACCGTGTCCCAGTCAATTTGAACTGAGTTTGTAGCATTAGTTTGAATATCATAATATGCTGCAGTATTTGCCGTTGAACCAGCATCTACTATAGGTAATAAGTCGATATTTGGGTCAGGGTGTGTTTGCCCTTCTCTACCCTCAACATTAGTATTATTTACATCTAAATAAAGTTTAGTTGCAGACGTATTATAGTCTGTTGGTTTAAATAAAACTAGAGGTGTATAACCTACCGCTGTTGGCACGTTAATATAAACTTCATGGTAAGTATTACCTTGATATGCTACGTCGTTCTCTGCGTCAATACTACCTAAGTACTTAACTACTTTATCGTAGTTCGAGCCACCTAAGATCGCATTATCGTTTTCTGAGTAGGCTCCTGTAGAAGACTCATTAGAGTCCGTTGGTCTAAAATCAATTGCACCTAATGAAGATAACCACTTAAAGAAAATCTTTTCTGAATCTGATTGCAGTAAGATTGGGTCATAGTCATCGTCCTTTAGAAGTAACTCTTCTAAATTCAATGCATAATTTTGGAATGTTTGTGCGAAATCCACATTAGGCATATTGGCGTTATACGCTGCACCTGATTGCTCCTTTAAATTCAGTTCAAAGTCGATAGTATTAGAACCATTAACAGAGTCTGTAAAATCAGGTAAGTCTAGTAAAGCGAATTTACTAAACTCAAAATTGATGTCAGCGCTATTAAATGCTCTAGTAATATCTCTTGCTGCTGAAGCAAAAGCATACATCGTGCCGCCCTGCGGTTGTGGTATTCTTACTAATGGTGTTGCCATCTACAGTTTCGGTTTAATTTAATTATTATGATATTGTACAAGCGTGTGCGCTAATTACATACCATACGTTTTCAAAACATCTTAGTGTTATCGTTGAGTTATTGCCATCTAAAGAGATTGAAGCAGCTCCTAAATTAACTGTACCAGATGATGTTACAGTAGCAGCGCCACCGCTCTTGTTGATTAAGGTAACCTCTTGTCCGTCTACACCTGCTGGAATGTCATAGTTGCCATTCATAAAGTAAGTGCCCTTGTCGATAGTCGTTGGGGCAGCTACTGGTGCACTTGCAGAACCACTTACACCTGATTTAACAATTGAACCACCAAAGCTCACAGATGAAGAGAATGTAGCTGCTGTGCCAATTAATGCACCCGCAGTACTTACTCTAAATAATGTAGATCCATTGACCACATTAAGTTCTTGAGATGTAGCATTTGTTAAACCGGCTAATACTGCAGTTGTTGGGTCTAATAGACCTGTAACTGAAGCTAGTTCGTCGTTTAGAAGTTCGAAGTTACTATTAATAACTGGTCTTGAAGATGAAACCGAGTCTGTACCTAAAATTTCAGTAATGTTTGCCATTTTTCGTTTATTTTACTTTTAACATGTTGCGTTGTACAACGTTCTTATTTCCATACGTGTCCTCCGCTTCCAGTTGTATCGAGTAATCACCCTGCTCCTGGAAAATGTACGTGAGCCACATATTATTATAGTATATATCATTCACATTTGGGTTACTTATATTAGTAATCGTCCATTTCGGGTTTCTTGCGCCCGGGAACTTAGAAATGTCGGTTGATATAGTGACATGGGTAGATCTTTCAACTTCTGCCCAATTTTTAAATACTTTTAAATTATCCCATGATGGGTTATATGTTACAGCGTGAACTTCACCACTTACCTCTGAATTTACACTACCTCTAATGCTTACGCTTTCAAAATCGTATGTTTTAGAATATTCTTGCCCAGAGCATAAAATAAATTGAAATTGATCTTGTGTATCAATATCATCATCGCTGTCCATATCCTTAAAAATAGCATTGTAATTAAATTTAGAAATAATAGGGTTTTGGCTAGCCTCTAATTCATTTGCTATTGCCTTCCATGAGTCTACATCATTTACACTAGTTGGTGTTGATGACATAACCACATGAGTCCCAGTTACAACCTCATTAGTTATAGGGTTTTTATGTGTAATAGATAGTTGATCTCCCTGTTGAATCCAATCTATTTTAAAAGAAGAACTTAAATCCGGTCCTACTCTCATATTGTTCCACCAGTTATGTACTGTATCTTTCCATCTAAAAGAACACTCGTCCCATTGGTATGGTCCAGTAGTCTCCGAGTAACCAGTATCTGAGTAGATGTCAATGAATCTTCTCACCGTTGAGAATCTTACACCCTGATCTGTAGCGTCTTTTAGATAATTAGCTCTATCTAATGTTAGGTAGAAAGTAGCAATTGAATCATCTACTTTATTTGTATTATCTTGTGGGAAATCCCAATAACCACCAGAATGATTCCAATCTAATACTTTATTATTCCATGGCGCTATATTATCTTTCTTATCAGTTTCTAACCAAGAGTAGATGCCATATAATTCAATCTCTTTTAGTTTAACATCGAATAAATCAGATTTCTTATAGTAAGACATGTGTCCAAATAAATCATATAATCTTAACTCTACAGTATATGAACCGACATACGGCAGATTAAGCGCTAATCTTTTATAGTCACCCTGAACTATATCGTTAGTATCTACATAATCAACTGGGCCTCTATATTCTTGATGGAATCCATTAGGACCATCAATAATCCATTCAATCTCGTAAACCCATCTCTTATACCAGTTGTTCCAATTTACTTTTAGATTTGCATTCGCATCAACAGCATCATCCCATACAAATTGAGCTTCATCCCAAATATCATCCCAAGATTCAGAAGAGTCTAGAATTACAGGACATCCAATAGGTACTTTAGTCTGACCAAAATTTTGATTCCATGAGTTCATATCTCTATCATGGTAGCTATCATAAAATTTCTCGTAAATAGTTTTTAACTCAGTTCTCTGCTCTTTAGAGACAGTATCTTCGTCTCCAATTGGCAGATTTAAGAAAGTACTATAGTTATTAGTTAAATCATTCTGATCTAGATGTGACTTTAATACCATTGATGTATCTTCAATAAATAAGTCTCTATCTTTAGGGAATACATCAAACTTTACTCTATGTCCTTCAGAAAAGAATCCAATTGGATTTTGAATCTTCCAGATATTTAAGTTCTTGTTAGTGAAATAGTCGCCTTCCCCTGTGATGTCTACGATTTTAGCTTCGAGGGGTAAAAAATCTCGTTGTAATCTATTCTTTAAACCGTATAATTTAATTAGGACTTCTTCTGGAGTATAATCAAATACTTCATCTACATTAGCAAAATCCCACTGATCGAATGTACCATTAGGCTCATTTAATCTGTAAACTAGAGAGAATCTACTAGTTTTCTTCTGAGTAGCAGAAGGCATTTTAAACTTAAGTAGTTTTCTAGTCATCTCACCTCTTACAGATGAGTTAGGTACTGGGATTGCATGTAACTTACCGAAAGTCTTCGAGTCTTTATCTACATTAATCCAATACTCTTTTAGTGTAATCTTATCGTAACCAAAGAAGTCGATAGCATTTAGAATAGCCTTATATGTACCAACGAATGGTTTAATATTATTTAGTTCTAATAGTAACTCCTTTCTCTTTTGGTTTAGGAGTTGATAGTCTGGATGCATTTCAGAAATGTCATGCGACTTAAATATCATAAAGTCTTCGTCTTCTAAAGAAGCACCTAAGTTACCTAATAAAACTTTTAGTCTTTCATCCTCTGCTTCTACTTCACCGTAGAATTCAATCTCAGCTATTAGTGTTGTTCCGGCTTTAACTTGCAATACTCTCTTATGAATACCTTCGTTCTGTGAAGAGATCGCGATATTAATCTGTAGTGCAATATTCTCATGGTCACGAACGATCTTTAGATAATCACCATCCTGTGATGTTATCGTTGAATAGTCTGCTAAGTCTAATGATTGGGATTTAAGCTCCTTTACATAGGCCTTACCACCATCCATTCTCATACCATACATAATAACGTCTTTCGACTGATCTTTTTCTAAAGCCTTCCAGCTAAAGTCAAATTTTGTTATTATACCATTTGGTGAGATTGGCTTATTGATTAAAGTTTGCCCTTCTTTTAAAACCTCTTCTAATACAAATAAATTGACAGTTTCATACAGATTTGCAGATACTTCAGGTAGATAGACCTTACCAGTCCAAACACCTGCTGCGTTCTGTACCAACTGTAATTCAGAAGTAGTACCATTAAAGAATCTTAAATTATTCCACATAGTTATCTAGTTGTCTCGTCGTCTTTTTGTACTGTAAAGTTTTTATAGTTCTTTAAATATCTTACTTGATCTAAAAGAGCTACCATATAATCGTTGATAAAGAGTAAAAACTCTCTAATCGTTTGGTTTCTTTGAATATGAGGGGAAACTTGTCTACCGATTAGACCTCTTTGACCAGACTTATAGTCGTACTTGGTATTCTTAAGATCGTCTCTTCTGTGCTTGGCCACTTTATACAGCCTTTTACGCTTGTAAACTAATAGGTCTCTAAATAACATTATTTCAAGGCTTTTCTATTTCCAGCCTGTACTCTAGTGTATATTGTTCTAGGTACCGGCGTTTCATCAAAATTCACACTAAGTGCAGCTTCAGCATTAATACGGGCGTCGTCAATAATAGGGTCACCATCTCGGTCTTGCCATCCGCCTCTAAAGACAGCGACTTCTTCTTTCTCCATGATGATGTCACCCCATTCGTCTAAGCCTGCAACTGTATAAGGAATTTGGGTAGTAGCATCTACATCCACGGTCTTAACTTCCTCAATGCGCTTAAAGAAAATATATTTTTGTTTGCCGTTACCAATATCTTCTAAAACTACAGGTTCTTGTGGAACAACAGATACAGTTTTAGACTCATAGTAACCTAGACGTCTAGCTGTCTCTTCTGTTTCCGAGATGAATCTCACATTTACTGCATCAATACCATCAATTTCTTCTAGAATATACACAATATCAGATTTAGGCAATTTATCTCTTCTTGTAATATTCAATAAGTAGTCACTTACTCTAGCTCTAACTTCGCTAAAGATTTCTTGTTTCGTATAGCCCTCAAAATATCTAATATTAATATCTAAGCTATATTTTCTAATTTGAGGTTTAACAAATACCACTTCAGTAGTAACCATTTGTTGGCCACTATCTTGAATTACTTGTGACATTTTGTCATATTCGTTTTGGTCAAAGAACATTTCATTCTGTGGAATAGAGAAATAGTCTTGACTTGCTAATAGTTTTCTTTTTATATCTGGTACAGCAAAAATATAAATAACATTATCATCATCTAAATACTGATCCGATGTGGTATTGTAAGCATCCACATACGAGAACATACCATATCTTGATAAGAAATACTCGTAATTGTCTGGAGTTGCTAAGACGTAAGATTTGGAAGCGAGAGGTGCCATTAACTTAGTAAATTCAGTCGACTCTTTGTCTGCGCCCATTTTAGGTGAAGAAGTTACATTAACCTCTAGGTATTCATTTAAGTCAAAATCATCGCCATTAGAATCTACACCATCTGATAACCATTGAAAAATAATATCTTGACCATCGTCAATATTACCTAAAGCACCTTTGTGTTTTACATATTCAATTTGAATATCAGATCCAGCTGGTGGAATTGCACCAAAATTACCAGTACCAAAGTAAACATCTAACCCGCCTGAAATACCTGTTTTAAGTATATAGCCTTTTTCTTCGTTTAATAAGTCATACATGGACTCATGTTTAGTCCATTGCTCTCCGTTAATAGCAACTGTAACTTTTGAATGATCTGTTAACCCATTAATTTTTATATTGTAAGATTGCATTGGCTCTCCAGTTCCAGTAAATGTTTGTTGTTCAAACTGACCCTGAATAATAGCACACTTAACTTTAAGTTTATTAGATTTTTCCAATCTAAACTTTTCTTGTTGACTTAATATAGTGTATTTTAAACTATTTAATTCACATGATAGTTCTGATCTAGCATCAATATTTAAACCAGTACCTGCAATCTTACCAAGATCTGCACCTACTTTCCATCTAAATTCAATCTCGCCAGTTGCAGCAAAACCTCTAGTTGCATCATGGCCAGTTAATCTTGATAGACCATATATAGACTCTGGTTGCTGAGCAGTATAAATGTTTTGTTCTACTGTAGCATCTTCTACATAGAACATAATTAGTTCACCAAGCTCTGCCATTACATTTACAATCTGAGCAAATGGTGAAGCCTCTGTAAATAGAGTGTTTGCACGATTATACACTCTTGCAATGTAAGTACGAGCATCAACCTTAATTTGGTTAGCGCTGGTTCTTAGTGTACTTAAAAATTTTAATTCTGCCATTAGTTATTTATCTTAAATTTACTTGGATTGTGTACTCATTATTTACAGTAATGTCTACATAACAAATATCTCTAACTTCACCTTTAAAAAACTTAACATCTACTGACGTATCGTATTTTCTAGAAAGGGGTACGTAATTAGATAGTTGTTTTTCAATCTCGTTTCTAATTTGGAATTCATTTTGGTTTAAACTATACACCAAATCTTCTAAATTACATCCAAAATCAGGTTCACCTAATACATCATTCTTTCTAGTAAAAAGAGTATTCTCGATCTGTGTCAATAACTGCTCTATCTCACCGTTGTTTTGTACAACAGTTGTTTGATAGTTAGGGTCACCTATATGTTTAATGTAAAAATCCATTTATATATGTATTCGGCTCATTATGAGTGGAACATCCAGTCCACACCTTCGTCACCCTTAATTTCTTCAATAATCGACTCTAATTCGGTGTCTCCCATGTCTTTTATTGCGTCATAATCAAATTCTACATTACCAGGTAATGCAAATTTAAAGATACCAAGTTTGGCACCTAAAGACTGCTTTATTTTAGCAGAACAATATCTAAAAAATATTTCATCTTCATAAATAGCACAATCTGGTAGAGTTTCGTATACATGTAGAATTACATCCTTCTTAGGCGTATCACCTAAGATCTTTAACTCACCAGTTAATCTTGAGTATTGAAATGAAATAGGATTTTCCATAATCTGTCTAGACAAATCAGCTAAAGATTGATTTAATACATAGTATTGTAATTCTTCTGCAGCTTCCGCAGCTCCAGCACCCTCATACATTCCTCTAAATAACATTCTTTCTAAAGCGAAGTCTCCACCACTTTGAAATCTTACATCTAATCCACCTCCAGTAGAATTAAAACCAGAACCAGTATCATGGACACCAAATACAGAAAATACTGCACCTGAACCATCCACGCTTGCATTAGGTAAATTTAAAGACCTGTGGTTTTTAAAATACGTAGAAGCAAATACTTCTGCTGGAACATGATAATAGTTCTCTCTAACAGCATCTTCATAGTTTTTATAGAACCATTTCTTAGCTCTTTTAACTATATTAATAATTTCTCTTTGAGGTAGGTTAACAGGAACCATACATGCACCAGTCATGTCGTCACCCAATTCTTGAAGGAATGCGTTTAAACAACTATCGCCGAATGATCTTTCGGTGCTTAAGTTAGTTTCGTTACCTGATCTTATTTCACTCATTTTAACTATTTATTTTTGTGCTTACCACTATTTCAGTATCATCAAATCTAGCATGTGGACCAATACCACCCTCTCTGAAAATACCTCCAATCATTCTACCTTTGAAAATACCATCTCTTCCAAAGACAAAACAATTTGTTAATTGACAACTACCATGTACATAAGAAGACTCAACTTTTGAATCCTTTACCTCACAACCTTTATAGAGTTGTGATCTTATTATCTGTGCACCATCAACAATACCACCATAAATAGCACTATTTTCGATGTTGCCTGATAGCTCGCAATCTATAAACTCAAAGCCATCTAACAAGTATGCAGTTTTAAATTTACCACCTTTAACTTGTACCATACCGTAGTCGGAATCGTAGTTAATAATACCCTCTTCCATACCACCGTGTGCGAGTAACGCTAGAACTTTATGTTTAAATCTGTTCCATTGTACTTCGATTACTTGCTCGTTGTCTGTTAAGTCCACTAATATATTTATCTTCTTCCAATATTTATTTACTGCTTTGTAATCTTTTAGCATTTCCATTAGAGGTTTATTCTTCTCTAAGATACGCTTAAGTTCGATTTTATTCTCAGGAGTAAATTTAGGATTAAAACAAGATTTAAAGACAGACATGATAAATCCATCTGCAAGATGTAGAATATCATCTGTTCTTTTCTCATAATCCTTACCACCTAAATATCTAAACTCTAAATAGTTCTTCTGTGCCTTTTCAAAGTTAATACCATAATATTTAGTATTAGCAAAAGTAAAGTTATCTGAACTAATTAGATTTTCGTTATAGTAAAAAGCTTCATGTTTAGGCATAATCCATTTAATAGACTTTGCATAAGTAGAATCTTCTCTATTTGGGAAATACTTGTATACTCTAGCCTCATCAAACTCTAGAATAAATTTCAACACAGACATGTGTTGAACCATATTTTTATCTACTAAATAATCAGGGTTAAATGACATATTAAGGTGGATTGAAGCTCGGTCATTTGTATAACCATTCTTTTCAATCCATCTTAACATTTTTTGAATTACAATTCTAGCATTTCTATAAGGCATAGGACCCGTTACGAGTTCAATTAAGCCTTTACCACCTGACATATCAGGTTCCATCTTAAAGACATCAGCGCTTGGCTGGAAATCAGAATGTGCTTTATCTTCTAACTTAATCTTTCTATTTACTAACTCAGATATAGATTTTTGTGTTTCCTCTAATTCTAGATTAGAATAAAACTCAAACTCAATTCCAATCTGGCTAGCGTTTAGAATAGATTGCCTATCCGAAGATACGTTTAGTTTTTGCATGTTAAGAGTATGATATTACTTTTGAATATATATCAAACTCTGTTGGGATAGTTATTAGGGTAATTTTAAAAATACCTTCATAGACGATTCATCAATTCTAGTAATTTGTACATCTAAAGAATCACCTATCATATATTCTTCAAGTTTATTATCTGGAAGCTCGCTTACATGTAATAAACCAGTTACGCCCTCTTCAATATTTACAAATATGCCATAATCCTTTTTAGTCTTTACTTTTGCAGCAACAATAGAAGGTATTTGGTATCTTGATGAAATATTAATCCATGGATTAACAGCAGTCCCCTCTTTTTGAGTTAAGGTAATTTTGTTATTACTAATAATATCTTTTACAAAGAAGTTAATTGGCTCTCCTGGTTTAATATCTCTATTCTTAAATCTAACTAAAGTATCTTCATTTAATTCATTATTATGAATCATTCCAGTTAAACATTTATCAAACTCAACAAAGACCCCATATTTTGCAGTTCCTGTTACGTTACCTTCTTTAGGTTCTTGTATATTTTCTTTTAAGTTATTAATAGCCTGTGGAATTAAAGCTTGTAAATATTTTCTATGTGATACTACAATTGTACCTCTATCTGGAGAGAAACTAACTGGTACTACATAAATTTCTTCACCGACAATAGAACTAAAGTCAGATAGTTTATTAATACCTGCAAGTGAACCTGGCATAAAGCAATCTATACCTTGTACTCTTACAATATAACCACCATTCTCAATCATATTTTTAACCTTACCGATCCAGGCAGTATTACCCTCTTCGATACCAGCTCTTAGGTCCATGAAAGTTTTATGTTTCACTCCACCTGTAATAGATCCAGTTAATGTACCCTTTGTTTCTGTAATTAAGACCGCTGTCTCTTCACCAGGCAACATCATTCTAACTTCTTCAGATTCTTTTGAAGCCTTTACATATACAGACTCTCTATATCCTATATCAACAGTAATCCATTCTTGGTCTACTGCATAGATATTACCTGTATGGATTTCTCCAATATTTAAACTTGGTTTAATTTCAGGGCTATTTTCAACTAAAATATCATATAGCTCTTGTGCATAAGGTTCTCTTGAATATACCTTATCACCATGTCTAGTCTTAATATGTGGATTTGGTTTTCTGGTTTTAGTAACACACGTAGCTTCGTATGCGTCCCATAAGAACTCGCCGCTCTCATCGTAGAACTGTGCGTGGGGATCTTGAGTTTCCTCTTTTACTTCTTTAATTTCTTCTGTGGGTCTTTGAATAGTTTCAACTAATTCAACTGTGTTTGCTTCTTGGGTTGCAGAAATTCTGCGTCTTTTTTTATCTGACATTTATTTTAGATTAACAGTGTAACATATTATATATCTACTTAAGTACGCGTTTTATCCATGCGTAATGTTTTCTACCACTTAGGTAGCTTAAGTTATCATCATTATCGTAAGCCTCTCTTTCAAACGAGATGTTATAGTAGGCTTTTTTACCATAAAAGAATAGTTTAATAAACCACTCAGTTACATACCAAATATAAAATGGTATAATTAGCATCTCTTCTTGTTGTTTAATATGAATAGTCTCGTGGTTAATTATCCTAGCCGCCTTTCTTCTCCACGGTGGAGTCGAATTGTAAATCTCTCTTAAGATAACATACGGCCAAAGGGTAATACCGCCGATCCTCATAAATAGACCTATGCGGTCTAAAAATTTATCATTATATTTAATAATAGGTGTTTTCATATAATTTATATATTCTATTTACAAATCTCAGCCCTGGGTATAAATAACTTATGTGTTAATTCTTCAGCGTGTTGTTCCCAAGGTCTATCTCCCCATGGTTGGTCCCATGTAGATATTTGACCTCTCCATGTAACTAGGCCAAATCCTTCTTTTAATAAACCCTTTTCAAATTGATAAACATGTACGAGTTCATGAAAGAATGTTCTCTCTAATCTCTCTAACGTATATCTACTATTTAATTGAATTAGATAAATGTTAGGTAATATTTCTGTAGTTAGTCCAATAATCCTAAAATCTAATGGAGCCATTTCTGTTTTAATCACCGGTGATATAAGAGGTGGATTTCGTAACAAGGAATCTCTTAAAAACTTTTTTGAACTTTCATTATTAATAACCTCTGCTATAGTAGGTCTTTTGATAATTGAAATATTAATGCGCTCGGGTTTATTATCTTCTGCAATCTGAGCTGCAAAGAGGTAAAATACTAACAGAAAGATGAATCTTTTAAGGATAATGTTAGGATTTGATTGTTATTATATGTATCTACAAAAAACTTTGCCATTTTAGGCAAAATAAGTGCCTCTAGATTTTTTTATGTCAATTATTTTTCGTATATTAGTACTGTAATTAAAAACAAACAATAACTATGTATATTAAAGAACACGAAGGATTTAGCGGGGAAACAGTTTACTCGATCGAACAGAAAATTGGTAATAAGATGCACAAATTCCATACTAGCGAATATGGCTTTAAATGGGATGTAGAATATGACTATAGAGTCGTTACGAAATGTGTAGCTGGTTGGATGACTATTACTGAAGGTAAATCCACTCTTGCAGCCCTAGTTAATAGGTATAAGAAG